CCCAACCCCAACAAGCAATCCAACTTCGTACAAAAGAAAATAAGCCAAAGGCAAGAATGGATGATATTAATTTTCTGTTAGAGGGTGATTATGAAGAGTAGCTTTACGTGTACATGCCAAAGGGTGTCTTCTCGCCCACCTTCTTCTTCAGGAAGAGGTCAACATGCTCCTTCTTCAACACAAAGGGCAGAGAGAATCCAGCAATATGAAAGGGCAGCTCCTTCACATTGAACATGCGAAGCATGTTGATTCTCTGCGCAATCTGCTCAATGCACCGCTTCAACTCCCTCACACCTGGCTCCTCATTCGCATAATTCTCCAGGATGTACTGAATGATGGCAGGAGGGATGGACACCTTCTCATTCAAATTAACCTCCTTGAGCGCCGCCGGTAGAAGATACTTCTCTGCGATCACCACCTTATCCTTTTGCTGATACCCAGACAAGGTCACCACCACCATACGATCCATCAGCACACGGTCAATCTTGTTGATGTCATTGCCGCTAAAGACCAGCATGGCACGGCTCATGTCAAGAGGGATTCCCGTGAGATACTTATCCTCGAACTCCATATTCTGCACAGGATCGGTCAAATGCACCAACAGATTCTGAATCTCCTCACCCTTTGGAGTTGCGCTCACCTTGTCCAGCTCATCAAACATCAGAATCATGGACATTGACTTTGCCTGGGCGAGGCAGTTCGCAATCTTCCCGCAATGACTGCCCTCATAGACGAACTGATGCCCCGTGTACGTGCTGGAATCACTGTCACCGCCCAGACTGATAAACTGGAATGGCCACTCCAGTGCCTTTGCAATGCCATTCTTAATCAGACTCGTCTTACCAATACCAGGAGGACCCACCAGCAAGAGAGAGAGGCCGCTAGAGGTAGGGTTTGAGATCTTGCTGGCAATAAACTGCATGATCTGCAGCTTGGCCTCCTCCTGGCCGTAGATCGCCTCCTCCAGATAGGATCGTGCCTTGCTCATGAAAGGGGAACAGTCAGCGTCGAGCTTCACGGGCATATCCTTATACAATCCGAGGGGCATACTCACCAACTTCTCCATCCAAGACCGAAGCTTGTAATACTCTCCTGATGCAGGATCCATCTGGTTCATGGAATTGTACCTGGCCATGACCATGGCCATCATCTCTGGCTTCAGGTTCATTTGCAGCAGACGGAACATGAGAGGCTGCTCCTTCTTCACGTACTCAGAGCGCTTCTCAAGAGCAGTGAGAAGAACCCCCTGCTTCTCCATGGACAGCTCCTTGAACTGATCAATCTGGTCATCGATCGTATCGACCTCGGTGGGAGCAGTCACCAACTTCACAAACTTTTGCACAGACTCGGGCTCATTCTTCATCTTGTGACGCCGAGGAGTACGGGTATCGGGAGGAGCAGAATTTCCGATGGAGATTGAAAACCCGTAGCCAGGATCCTCATAGTCCTCATCCTCATCCTCATCCTCATCCTCATCATCCTCATCATCCTCATCATCCTCATCCTCGTCGTCGTACTCATCGTCGTACTCCTCGTCATACTCGTCCTCTTCCTCATCCTCGTCCTCCTCTGGCTTCTTCGCCTTTTGCTTTGGCGCTGGCTTTGCCGCTGGCTTGGCCTTCGCCTTCGCCTTCGCCTTCTTCGGCTTCTCTGTATCCTCAGATCCTAGAGTTTCACTGTCATCCTTGAAGGCATACTTGGAAGGAACAAAGGTGGAATCAGAGGTTGACTCCTCGCCGTGCTTGGCCTGGATCTTTTGAATGCGACGATTTGCCTTAATAGCAGCTCGGCGAGGCTTTCTATGACGAATCTGATTCTTCAGAGAAGCGGGGAGCTTTCCTGTCTTCTTGAGCGCCTTCTTCTCAGAAGGTGTCATGCTCAGGTCAGACTCGGAGTCAGAAGACTCGTAGTCGTAGTCAATGAGATCGCGGACATTTCCCTGATCATCGACATCACTATCATCCTTAGGACCACCGCGCTTCTTTCCCTTCTGACCCTGGCCGGAAGACTGTTTCATTCTAGGACTCAATGGCATTTCAAATTGGACTGATGAATAAACCCAGAAAAAAATCAACTTTTTAAGGGATAGGAATCTATCCTTTAAAATGATGTGTGGTGCCACATTTAACGCCTCTGGCTTCTGCTGCGCCTCTGGCTCTTGTTGCGGCGGGTCTTCTTACCCAGCATACCCTTGAACGCACTCTTGCCGCGCTTTCCAACAGAGCTCACGGTCTTCCTGGCGAACCCGAGGCCAGCATTCAGGATAGTTCTGCTTCCCTTTAATGCGGCGCTGCCCACATTTCCAAGCAGACCCACACCCTGCTGCACGGGAGATAATAAGCGTCTCATAAGGCGAAAACCCTTCTTACCGCGAGTAGATCTTGGCATTTCTACCTAGGTCAAACAAATAAATCTCTCAAGTCCATCAAGCCAAATTTGGCCTTCGTACTAAGTCCAGCCCGTTTCTCTGCCAAAAGGGTGGTGAGAACCGGCTTCAAGATGGCCAGGATCTCAGGGCGAACCTTGGAGAAAAACGCGGGGGACTTTTCCTTCAGATTCCTCGTCAAGCGCAGCACGCAATCTGTGAACTCTTCCAGCGTCTTGATTTTACCGGAATCCTCCATGTGAAGTACCAGTCTCTTTCCAATCGTATCGATCATCTGCAGCAAATGTTCCTTCGGGAGAGCATTTTGCCCAGCAAGTTCGGAGATGAAATGCCCATACCCCATACGATACTGCTTCTTCTTCAACTGCACATCGTACTCGGAATCCTTATGATCCTCAACATCCTCAAAGATCTGTAAGAAGGTGGTATGGTAGGAATTCATCTCAGTATACATGATCGGATAGCGCTGAGCAATCTCGGCAATGAGTTTCGCAAAGAGAGCACAATATAATTCCTCGAGGGTCGCCTTGGTAAAGACCTTTTTGACAAAATCCTGGATGAAGGTGGTTTCTCCACTGTCCATAATCTGATAGATGAAATCGCGTGTATCCGCATAAGTCACTTGGGTAAAGGAATTTAGCTTATTTCCAATAATCGTATTCAGAATCTTCCCGTCTAGATTTGCAGACGAACTCGACTTGAATTGACTCTGATAGCGGGGATGGGGAGTCTTTGGCTGGCTGAAGGTTGGCTTTGCCACCCCCGTCCCTCTCCAGCCACTCTTGGAATCAGTGGGAAAGCTACGATAGCCTGTATTGGCGGGAACTTCCATATCCTTGCGTATACCCTCAATGACCATCCTAAGTGCATCGGGAGGGACAGTCACTGTACGTAAGAGCTCCATAATTGACTCGACTTGTACCTCGGATGCCATTGAAGAATAGTAGACCTACGGGTTTAGGTTTCGGTGCGATCAACTTTATTAGGTGCTGCCGCTGGTGCGGCATAAGGCCGAGACGTCATACGTCCATTCTTCATAGAATGGAGACGACTCTCGTCAAGATACTCAACCTATCCAATCCCTTTAGCAAAGAACAGGTGTCAGAGGGAATCTTGAGCTGGCCGACCTCGCTTGATACCTGTCTCAGCCGCCAGGCACTTTTTCACGAGTTAAAGGAACGAGTGTCCGGTCTCAGCTCGGCGAAGGCAGAAGGCACAGCCGAAGTCTTAGCCGATGTAGAATCTCTCGCCACATCTCTCGATCCCTTTTTACGAGAATCTACCGCCGTCGAACAAGAAGGATACGCCCAAGTGATCTTCCAAGGAACGCCCTGGTCTTCCATTAACTATATTCCCTTTGCCCTGGTAATTCTATCCTTATACAAATCCTATATTATTCCTGCCCTCAGTCTGATGCTGCCCTTACTCTCCTGGATCCTCCCCTATATTTTACTTCGCGTCTTCTATAACATTCCTATCGAGTTCACTGATTATACCTCCCTTCTCTGGCGCATGTGGAATGGTCAACGTATGCCGACCACTCCTGAAGAACTGATGAATCCCCCTCCCGATCCTCCTGTTGATGCGGCAACTCAATTGAAACAATTGGTGCAAAATGGATGGACTCTGGTGACCCTCGCCCAAACTCTCTGGCAACCTATTCAGCAAGCCATCCATTTTACCAAACTCGACGGGGATTGTCTCGCCCATGGATCAATGGTCATTCGTCTCAAACAGAACGCCGAGTTTCTCCTCACCCATTGGTCTCCTTGGCTACCGCGATGGCTGAAGGATTGGGTTCCCCTCTGTCCCTCCGATGTTCGCCAAGCCTTTGCTTTTCTCGTTGATACACCCTTCTGGCTTCCTCATATCTTTCGCGCCCTGGGACGGTTCGATGTCATGTATACATTAGCCGCGCGCCCTGATACGGTGCCAGTATCCTTCGTGAACTCAACCCAACCCCTTTTACTGCTCAAAGACTTTGGCGATCCAAGTATTGATTCAGAGAAACGCGTGCTGTCTTCCTTATCCCTGGGTGGCAAGGCTCCTCACCATTCCATTGTCACGGGACCAAATCGTGGAGGAAAATCCAGTCTGATGCGAGGCGCGCTAGTAAATATCATTCTCGCCCATTCGTTCGGCGCGGTCATCGCTGGGAAGGGACAGATGTCCTATATTTCCTGGATCGCTGATGGAATGCGCCTTGATGATAGCCCTGGTTCTCTCAGTATGTTTGAGCGTGAAGTATCGTTTGCATCTGCTGTCCTGAAGAAGCGCGACGGCGCAGGCTTTGTCGTCTATGATGAACTCTTCCACAGTACAAATCCACCAGATGCCATTCGCACTAGTGAACTCTTTTGCAGTTCCTTCTGGCAAAAGAAGAATTGTATTAGTATTATCAGCACCCACGTCTATTCCTTGGCAAAATCTGCTCCTGAAGATAAGGTGAAACGGTTGTGCGTCGAGGCGCATGTGAAGGAGGGCAAACTCGACTTAACCTATAAGCTGAAACAGGGGATATGTGAACTGAGCAGCGTAGATTCCCTTTTACAGCAATATCAGTTACTCTAAGCCTGCGGCTGCGGTTTATTTACCCGTTTGTTTCCTTAGTTCCGACCAGAATGGCGCTTTTAAATGATTCCGTCACTGTGGCTATCCTGCTCATCATGATCTTCGGTTCTCTTTCCTTTTACTTTTACACTCGTCTGGTGCAGAATGAGAAGAGAGTGGCTCTGCTGGAGAATCTCCTGCTGACCCTGAAAATGACGACAGAAGCTTCTTTTATGGGCTCTGACATGTTTGCAGGTCCCGAGACGGTGAATCCAGTATCCTCTCCAGCACCTCTGACTCCCGAGGATGTTGACACGATCGACGAGGAGAAGTACGCTGAGATGTTAAAGGGAATTCCTAGCCCTTCTTCCGACACCGATGTGAAGCCCAAGATGGATGTGAATTATGAATCCATGACGCTGAAGGAATTACAGGCTCTGGGGAGACAGAATGGAGTGGCTGTGCACGGACTGAAGAAGAAGGAGATCATTGATTCTCTGAGGAAGAAGCCTGAGATGGAGGGGGCTGACCAGGGTGTGCAGGGGTTTCTGGTGAACCTGGCGGAGGTTCCTGAACCTGAGCCAGAGGCTAAGGAGTAAGACGCCGAAGGCTAAGCCCAGCAAACCGAAAACCATAAGAATGGTGGTAACCATCCTTACGTTTATGTCGAGTCTTAGAAGATGGACACCGATGGATATAGACTTCCTCAGTCTCCCTGGTTTTTTTCCAAACCAAGCAAACGTGCCGTTGAGCAAGAAGCCCGTTCTCTACAAGTGCCAAAACAGACGACTCTGCCAACCCAGGATGCCCGTTATGCTGGATGGGCAGCACCCATGGGCGATGGGCGTCTCGTCACGGATTATCGTTCCCATTGTGAGCTGAATGTCCCGACGGGGATGCAGTTCGCCACGAAAGCTTTTTTTCAACGGAACGCCGAGGAAATTATGCAGACGGCGAGGAGACGCCAAGCAGAACAAACTGGCGCAAATCTCCCTTACAATTCTGCCATTAATATGCCTGCCGCGCGCTATGTAAAATGCGACGAGATGCAGTGCTTTGTTAAGAAGGGGGCGCAGAAAGGCGTTGGGACTGAACGTATCGAGTCTGTCCCAGAGCTCTTTGGCACCTTTTCCCCCATCTATGCCAGTCAGACTCCTTCTCAACCAATGCTGACGCGAGTCTTTGAAGGAGGACGCAATACTCCACGAGGAATATTCTAACTCCTTGCTCATAGATACATCAATGCTCGTTTAAGAATTGATGTTTCTATATGAAGTAAGAGGATTCGATGTATAACGAATTATTTGCACCATACCATTCCCCAGTCTTTTTTGGGTATAGTATTCAATAATTTCTCTTGTATAGTAGGTATATCATAATAGTCCTGGTCTTTTGGAACAAATGTATAGTGATCTTGCTCTTGTAGGTAGTAGTGTGCAAACCCTAATTGTTGTAAATAGTCTATGCACCTAAATGTGATATCATTTGTTTCAGAAGCCCATTCAAAACAAAGTGTGTTTACTTTCTGTGTTAAAGAGGATATACATTCATATTCGCCACCCTCTACGTCTATTTTAATCATATCAGGTATCCCATATTGTTCGATTAATCTATCTATTGTGATTGTTTTACAGGTAATTTCCACGTAGGTATGATTATAAAATCTAGACTTTTCACTCGTTAACCATTCCTTATTTATAGTTGATAGTACATCAGCATCGGCCTGATAAAATGTAATATCTTCCCCATTATTATTACAAACGGCGTAATTAAGTAACAGAATGTTGTCGTTCTTGCAATTATTCTCTAGTCGTTTAAAGGTAATAGGTGAGGCTTCAACTGAAATTATTTTGTCATACGTATCTATATTTGCTTTAGCCCAATTTCCCACATTTGCACCTATATCAAATACATATTTCATTCTATACTTTAAAGTTAAGTATACGTAATGTAAACTAACGCATACAAACGACCCGGAACGCCATTTTAATTCGTAACTATACATAGATGGAATTTAACGTAGAAGATCGCGTAAAAGTTTCCGGTGATATATTTGCGGATCGTAAAGCACGTGATTTTGTTGTTGGGAAGATTGTGAATGGTATTTTATATCTCCATACTCCTGATCTACAGAGTTCCGCGACTCAAGGTTCCGCTTTATATTATGAACTAAGTGAGGTTGAACCTGATGGTATGGATCTCATTGAAATGCAGCTTCCCATGGGATTTGCGAGTAAATTTATATCAAAAGTGGGAGGAAGGCGTAAGCGCAGGAGCACTCGTAAAACAAAGAGGTCTCGTAAAACAAAGAGCCGCAGCCGCAAATAAGTGAGTGTCTCTTCGTCTCAACTCGGCGATTTGATATGAAGAAGTAATGGATACTTTATATATAATTAAATAAAATTAAATATAAAGTAGATATGTCTGATTATCGATTGCAATCATTAGCTCAAGCACTCGAAGATCGTAACAATAGGAGACCGCAAAATAATAGCAATGATGAAGTTAATCAAGAGTCAAAAAATCGTGAAGCTCGTCACAAGTGGGAAGCTACGCTAAAATCACGAGGGAATGCGTATTTACTTACTCCGGCGGGTAAGCTATATACAGCAACAATAAATGGAAACGTTGCGGAAATGGAAAGTATTATGGCACAACACAAGCTCTCTCCAGATGTATTGGTTACTATTGGCAATGAGAATATGAACCAGTATCCAATCCTTGCGTATGCGGTAATGAAAGGTCAAACTGAGGCAGCTGAATTTTTAATGGATAAAGGAGCAAATGTTAATATTCTTCTGCAGAAGAATGATTATTCAATCTATAGTACTATATTATTATATGCTTTTGAATCTGATACCATGCGTATTGTAAATAAAATTTTGTCTAAACCCACGACCCCTGACTTTATAAATAGACACCACTATCAGGATGTGTATAATCCTCATGCTGAATGGATGGTGCAAGTTAGCTCAACTGCTCTTACTTTAGCCATAAACAAATCAAATATTGAACTTGTACAACGGCTCATTCAACTTGGTGCTGATGTAACGTTAGAGATACGAATTCTTGACAGAGATGGTGAACTAAAGGAAAAGACTCCCATAGAAATCGCCTTAGAAGAGAAAAAGTATGAGATTGCCACTATTCTCAGACAAGCTGGTGCCGCCAGACCATCCCTCTATAAGATACGTCACTATGTAAATATAAATACGTTAAATTGGGTATTCCAAAACTACCCAAGAGACTTTGGGCTTCCCCCAGATTATAGTAAGACACTAGGTATCAGAGAGATTCTCTTTACACTTTCTAATTTGAGAGACCCAGACGTTATTCGTGATTTTTTTATGATTGACTACTCTAGTGTTATCAATGAAGTAAATTCTGATGGGAATACTATTTTAATGGTTGCTGTTCTAAATAATAATTTATGGTTGGTAAAGTACGCCTTACGCGACGGTGCTAAAACGGCGATTCAGCGAGCTGATGGAAATACTGCCCTTCATCTTGCAGCCATATCAGCATCGACTAAAACAGGAGCAGATAAAGTGGATGCAGTGGCTATCGTTGATTTTTTACTTACGAAAAATCCTATTTTAACCAAGATTAAGAATAAACAGGGATATCTTGCCAGAGATCCTAGATTAGGTGTTACAAAGGATATTTCTGATCTTATCTATTCAAAGACACCATGGTTTGCTAAAAATGCCAATAAGAAGGGCGGGTCAAGAAAGACGCGTAGAACGCGTAGAATACGCTAAGCGAATTGAGAATTCTACACGATTTTGTATTTTATTCACTCTTCAGTAGAATGACAGATACATGGAGGTGTAATGCGTGCACCTTTACACCGATTTCTTGTTCTGAACAACGGTGTCCGATCTGTTCTACCGAAAGATTATCGACCCAGTGTGTTCCTCGAGAACAAGTCGTTCCCCATGTGCAAGGTGTTTTTCTTCCCAGACATCCTCCTGCAACAGGGAGAAATGTAACAAGGGGTATCGCAGTAGGAAGAGGTAGGCGTAAGCGCCGAACTCGTAGCAGAAAAGGAAGGAAGCGGGTGTAATAATACCATACTTTAGTATAAGGATGTACAGTCCATCAGTATATGCTCATATCCTGAGTGGAGGCCTCTTGATGGTGAGTATACTCTATATCGTATATTGCTTCAGACGCGTCACAGACACCTATCGGTTCGCCATGCTTCTACTCGTCTTATCCATCGCCATGGGTGTGCACGGCATATCCCACGCCGTATTAGAATCTGTGTATAACTATAATCCTTTGACGAGTCTTGGACGTTCATAACTTCCCATTATTTATAAGTTTCCGTTAGTATAGAATGGAAATACACCATTTAGCTGATACATCCGATGATATTTTAAATAAATTGGATGTATTAGTAAAAGATTGTGAGCCAGGTTTTCCTCTGGTAAAAGTGAGAGAACTGGCGAAACAAAATAAGATAAACACCGATATCTTGTTTTTCTTTGATACTGATGAACCGATCTATATGGTTTTACTCGACATCTTTCCTAGACATAAAATGATATATATACATGATGTATGCGGGAGTAAATCTCATCGCGGAAAGGGTTTATTCAAGATATCACTTGCCTTCTTGAAACAACACTATCCAGAATCCTACATGTTTACCTTGGATGCTTCCCATATAAAGAAAGATGGGCTAGACCAAAAGGCAAGAATCCATATTTTTCATTCTGCTGGATTTGATATTAATCCTGAAACTGCCTATTTTACAGAATCAGCCGACTATAATATTATAAAGACACGGGTCGTATTTGATTCAGGTAAGATTGGGGAGATTCAGAAGAAAGAAGGGGATACGTATATCGTAACGAGTGAGGGAAAAGAGGTTCGGCTCAAGATAGATCAAATTGATCAATGTTTAGGTATCGACTCAACCCCAATCTCTTGCCCGATGATTCTGGTGAGAGGTTAACTTCGCGTAGGCTATACAAAGGAGAATTCCAATGTATCAAGAGAATGAGAGTTCTTGCTGTTGATATTGGAATCAAGAATCTTGCCTGGTGTTGCGGCTCCAAAGATGCCAGTGGATCCAAAGATGCCGCCCTGACAATCCACGGCTGGGAAAATGAGAATCTAGTCACCGGATCGTCAGAGCAAGAAACGTGTGCATCCTGTACCAAGAAGCCCTCCTTCACCTTCCAGAATCGCTCCTATTGTGTGAAACACTGTACCCCTCTCCGCGATCTCGATGGAACCCTGCTCCGCACCATTCCCCCAATGGCAAAGCTGAAAGAACTCGCGAAACACGCTGGCGCCCAGCCCACGCACCTGAAAACGAAAGATGCAGCCCTCACCTTTTTACAGACCAAGGTGGCCATTCCTGTGAAACTGACGAAAGTCAAATCTGTTGGATTAGAAGCCCTTCATGACGGCCTTCGCGCCGTCGTCAAGCGAAACGCCGAACTCTTTTCTTCCTGCAGCGTCATTCTTCTGGAAAATCAACCGGCCTTTAAAAATCCAATGATGAAGTCTGTGCAAATGATGCTCTTTGCCACGCTGAGAGATTTGCTCGAGGGACCACCCGAGATCCGTCTTGTCCACGCTTCCAAGAAATCGACAGGGGCGACCAAAGGAAATGAGGGCTACGCCGAGCGCAAACAGATGACTGAGACAAAGGTGCAACAGGGAATTGCCGATGCAACGATCCTCGTGGAGAAGGGGAAGGATTGGTTCAGTAAACAGGCAAAGAAAAGCGATTTGGCCGATTGTTTAATTATGGTTCAGGATTACGTTAATGCGGGAAAAGGGGAAACCTAAATAGCAGCTTATAACGAAGAAAGAGATGAGTGTCTCCATCGCCGAAATGGAACGTGTTGCACTCGGTTCATCCCGGCCTGACCAAAACTTTGGAAATATCATTGATCTCGGCGATTTCGGATCTGGAGGAGATCTGGGCGACGATCTCGGCCTGTCCCTCATCTCTAACCCAGGTAAAGTGACAGTAAATGCTCCCGAACGTCCCGCAGAGAGGGTTTCCTTTGCTGCTCCCAGTGAAGGTAAGAGTGTCTCCATTCAGAGTTTCGCCCCTTCCTCTTCCCTGGGGATTGATGTGAGCCCTCTGGAGCCCATTTCCATTGATGGTCCCATTGATCTGAATTCTTTCGGCGCCCCACCCATTGAGGTACAGCCAGTGAAGGAATCCTTCGGATCTTCCCTCTTTGGCAATAGCCAGAGTTCAACGGGTCCAGGGATTCAGCTGGCGTCCGTGAAGAACCCTGAGGACGAGAAGAAGGAAAAGTCCGACTTCCTGAATAAGTTACAGAGGCTGGAAGCGAAGGGATTTCCCGTGTCTCGCAAATTTACGATGGACAATGCACTGGAAGAAATCAAGACGGAATATTTCCGCCTGGTCGATGCTCGTCAGTTAGAGACGAGTATCAAGTTCCAGCGCCAGATGCTGATGGGGGCAATCACGGGGATGGAATGGCTGAACGGGAAGTTTGATCCCTTTGACATTAAGCTGGATGGATGGTCGGAGTCTGTGCACGAGAATGTGGAGGATTTCGATGAAATCTTCGAGGAACTCTATGACAAGTACAAGGATAAGGGCAAGATGTCCCCTGAAATGCGTCTTGTTATGGCAGTGGGAGGAAGTGGATTCATGTGCCACGTCAGCAACACCTTTTTCCGATCCAAGATGCCAACAATGGATGATGTGCTGAAGAAGAACCCTGAGCTGGCGAGGCAGATGGCGGCGGCGGCAGCCCAGCAGGCGGGACCAGGGTTTGGGAATTTCATGGGGATGGCCATGGGAGTAGAACCAGGGGTGACTCCTCCAGGGATGGGTCCTTTTACTGCTCCCCAGCCTCCTCCCACGGGCGCCTTTTTCGGATCCTCGGAGGCTCGTATGCCACAGAGCCAGACTCAGGCGCAGGCGCAGAAGCCAACCGCGAGACGTGAGATGGCTGGACCTAGTGGGGTTGAGGATATCCTGAAGACGTTCGAGGAAGTGCGCAAGGCGGAGACGGCCGCGATGCCTGTCTACACGTCTCAGCCGGCGGTGCAGGCGGCGACGTCTGGCGCGGCATCCGTGGTGAGCGAGGATATGAGTTATGCTGATTCTGTTGGGACAGGGTCTGGCAGGAGGAGACGTCGTGCCCAGCCCCCGTCTGGATCAACCATTAGCTTGAATGTGTAGAACATATCACAGAATCTGTGTTTAATTCTATACCTATGTGTCCTATGCCTGCATCGATTGAATGGATGCCATGTAATACTGAAACGCGGAAGGATTCACCTTGACAGGTTCGGCCTTAGCCTTCCCCTGTGACTGTGCTTGTGCTTGTGCTTGTTTATCTTGAAGCCGTTTCAGAATCATCATTTCTTCCATATTTAATCCGAGGGAAGAGGTCTCCGCAGCAACTTCCCGTTTATTGGCGGTGGAACGAAAGAGAAAGAGATCCGAATTCTCATTTAACACATATCCCAGGAGAATCACCACAATCACGGTCATTCCTGCCGCGACGAGAACATTTCGCGTGGCGACAAAGAGGACGACAAAGAGGAGGAAACGACGGATGAGAGGATCACTCATGAATTTCTCTTGCCCCTTGCTCACTTCGAGAGATAAGAACCGACCGCCTAAATTCAGGAACAGCATCATTATTCCAATGAAATATGGATTTGAGTTCAGACTACTGACGAGTATATCTATGCCTGGCACCGGGAGAACCATACTATTGGTACCCTAGGATTTAGGGGGCTGTTCCAAAGACTGATATGTCTGCACCGAGAAAGATAAACGCGAGGGCGGCGAAAATCCCGACATATCGGTTCCAGGATGCACACAAGACAATAAAGAGTAAAAGAACGATTCGAGATCCAGGAGTCGCATAGAATTCGACCAGAGTTTCAGGATAAGGAGTTTCTAAATGAGTGCCGACTTGCCATGTCCATAGTAAAAGCATGAGCACTAGGGCAGCAGCAATATAGAATTCGGAAGTTCTTGCCATCTAGTTCAACGTGATGTTTTTGCATTTTGTGAAGAGGAGGAATCTTGCACAGAATATGTATCAACACGATCTTCAACAATTTCTGCTGATTCTCCCACGATACGTTCAGAGAACCAGGGTTTACCATTTACGGGTGTCTTCTTGATGTTGGCGAGGAATCCTTCTACCGGCTTCGTTAAGGGGCGATTTGCCCAGATGAGGGCGATGGCGATGGTGTAGAGAAAGGCGGGGAGAAAGCCGAGAAAGGTGTAGACGGCATAGAGGCCGGCGACACAGAAGAGTCGTCCCGAGACGGTGGAAAGATGGTAGCGCAGTTCTGCAGGGACTTTATCGGTAAAGGACGCCCAGAGAATGAGGATGGAGCCGAGAACGCCCATAAATAAGGGGGAATGATCGACTTGTCCGCTGGTGGGTGGCATCATTCTTTACTCTATTATAGAGGGCGTAATGTCCGCCGGCTGTTCACTAGACGATGCATTTCCGGATGCTGTAGAAAAGTTACCGAAGAAGAAACGGGTAACGAAGGGACCAGCACTAAGCTTCTTGAAAGGGGTGGATTCAGATCCCGATCGCCCCTTTACTGCCACTGTCCCGAAAGAAACCCTGGTAAAGGAGGGGTTTGAGGATAAACCGAAAGAGGAAGGTGTGACGGTGATTGGAAAGGGGGTAGATTCCTATGGACATACCGTCAGTTCTTATTTTGGGAAATCGGAGACGGATGAAGGCATATCGAATTTTTCCCCTGGACTCCAGGATAAAACAGGATATATGTTAACGTCCGATAGTCCAACGACCGGATTACCATCCGCAAATACAAATGACGCATGGAAACCCTTGACACGGTCGAGTGGGATTGAGACGGCCTTTTTGCCTGTACCTGAGCAGCCCAATGATATGCAAGAGGAATATAGACAGTTACGCAAGCAAATTGATCAGTTGTTTGCACGACTGGAGAGTATGGAACATCGACGGGGTGAATTTTCTCACTCGGAGCTGGGTCTGTTCATTTTAACGGGATTGTTTATCATGTTTGGCATGGATACGGTGAGACGCTATCGCTGAAGTTTGCGAGTTCGTCGACCGCCTTTATGCTTACGTCGTGTTCCTGGAGATGCAGCTGCAAAAGTATTAATAATTTTGCATATGCTCATTAAACTCTCGTGTGCGAGTTCATAGATATGATATCTATAATTTGATGGATCTGGGTGTTTACTTTTTGGAATAGCAAAGGTTTGTATAGCAGTAAAAAATTCAATAGGCTTTTTTAAACGATCTATATGGGGCTTTAGCGTATCTAGAAAGTTACGAGGTAATTTTGTATAACTATCTAAAAATTCTTGATTAATACTTTCCCATGTTTTTCCAGCTTCTACTAATACTCCAGTTCTTGCTGTTCCAATAGTAAGAGATTCAAAGTATATTAGTATAAAATCACGTATTTTTTGTAAGAGAGGGACTAAAGTTTGTGCAGGTTCTGGAGTTGTTTTGCTTATAACAGGAATTCTACAGTCCTCTTTTGTATAAACTAATTTTTTATATGGACCTTTTCCAGGAGCCGGTTTTGGAAGTGGAGGTGGAGGTATTGGTGTTGGTGTTGGTGTTGGTGTTGGTGTTGATGTTGGTGTTGGTGTTGGTGTTGGAGGTGGAGCTGTGGGATCTGGTACTGGTGTAGAGTCTCCCTTCTCCTTCTCCTTCTCCTTCTCCTTCTCCTCCTCCTCCTTTTCCTCCTCCTCCTCCTCACCCTCCTCATCCTCATCCTCATCCTCATCCTCATCCTCACCCTCCTCGCCTTTCCCTTGTAAATAACTATCCAATTTCTTTTCAATCGTTTGGATCTGTGCTTTACGAAGCTCTTCTAAATACGTCCTAGCGGGTTTTACATTTTCCAAGGTTTGGAATGTAAAATTATCTACAATCCCATGCTCAACTAAGGGTTTCCATACCTCCTCGAAAAACTTTTCTTTATTCAAGATCGATCCTAATCGTTTGAGTGGATAGCCTTTGAAGACCATATCGCTCAGATACAGTTTTTCACTCTTTGTTAATCCGTCAAAGAAGGAATCAGCCGTTAATTTGCTAGGATTACGAAGCCAGTAAGGATCAAGATATACTGTTCCATCGGTTCCTGTTGCATCAGCTCCTTTTCCGCTATATTCACCAGGAATGGAGAGTGTCCACTCATCCATCTTTTCCCCTTTTAGCGTCAGCAGAAGAAGTCCTAGTGGACCTGCGTCTTTGTATACAGGAGCTCCAGCAGCTGTAGGAGTAGTAGGAGCAGCAGCAGGAGTAGCAGCAGCAGGAGTACCACCAGCACCAGCAGCAGGAGCAGCAGCAGCAGGAGTAGCAGCAGCAGGAGTAGCAGCAGCAGGAGTACCACCAGCGGCAGCGGCAGCACCAGGAGTAGCAGCACCAGCAGCTGCAGCAGCAGGAGTAGCTAGAGCAGGAGAATTTAGTATATACGGAGTTAGAAATGTAGAAAAAAGAATAAGTTTAGGTACAAATCCTCTATCCCTGTATATATATACATTAAGTTTATTTAACTGATCAATTAAGGAAGATTCACCCTTACCTTCAATCTTTAGATTAGCCTCTGTTGGACTTGGAACAGTAGGTGTAGGACTAGTAGGAGTAGGTGTAGGTGTAGGAGTAGGTGTAGGAGTAGGTGTAGGAGTAGGTGTAGGAGCAGGAGTAGCAGCACCAGGAGTCCCAGCAGCAGGAGTAGCAGGAGTAGGAGCCCCAGCCCCAGCCCCAGCCCCAGCCCCAGCCCCAGCAGCAGGAGTAGCCCCAGCCCCAGCAGCAGGAGTAGCCCCAGCCCCAACAGCAATCTTTAACACAGCACGTCCAGTCTCACGTAAGGATTCATAAAACTCTTTATCAAAGGCCGAGATCGGTTTCCCTCGAAAGGTTGCCTCTTTCGCATCCGTTGAACCACCTCCCTTATACACTTTCATTTGCCGCCGTTCTTTCGGTATCGATAATAAGGAATATTGATGTTCAGGGATTTCTTTCCCAGAAGCCCCCACGCGACTATCTGCTTCAAGTTCCATACCCCCTCCACGATAGACTTTTATGGCTACATCTGTGGCTGGACTTTCGAGTAAGGAGTCGCCTCCATGTTGTACCTCCATCTAACTTGTATGTGTAAAAAGGAGGCCTAAGACTTCCGAGAATCATATGCATAGTAAATATGGAAGTTGCTCCCCCAATGGTTACAGTAGATCCACAAACTCGTAAGAAGAAAATCCAATGCAAACAGGAATTGATTATCTCCAGCCTTCAGCGGTTCTATGCCGGTCGTAATGACTTGAATGAAATCGTTGAGCTGTTAAAGGGAACGTCTGATATCAGTCTTCGTCTGGTCGATTGGTTCGTCACCAATTATGCAAAGGCGCACAATACATCGTATACCGTGAGTGGCCAGGAATTCGTCGTCTACATGAATTACAAGAACCAGCTGAAGGCATATAGTAAGAAGCTGTTCGATCCCTTTTGTCGTAGGGAGCGTATTTCCTTCCAGGTTCCGGGACATGAACCCTTTTTAACAACGGTAGGAAAGCTGAACTTTTTCCGGTGGGCGATTGAGAAAGATATTTTAACCTTCATCAAAGGACATCAGACGGAGATTGAGCGGGAAATGAATGCAACGATGCGGGAATTGGCCAAGCAGGCTAAGGTGGGAACAAAGTCAGAGGCGGGGACAAGAAAGCGGAATGTGACACGGGATGCTCAACCGGGTACGAATATCCAGAAGCATGACTGTGAGATTGAGATGCGCTTCGATTAAGCTCAGCTTAACGATACCTAGCGTCAAGCATCAACCCCTTTTACAGATTATAGGTCACATTCATTTTCGTCATAGAAGGTCGTAATAATTCAAACGCCTCGACACTGTTTACTCCAGGATCACGAGGAGCCCATCGCGTATCAAAAGATCTTTGTAAGAGTTTTTGAGATTCAGCGATTCCTCGATCCTCGATCGATTCATACACCACGCCTCGGATTTCCCTGGCGTGGTTTCGTGAATCATCTGCCGTGCTGTACTTATCAAAATAAGGGTTCTGGGTGAAGGAATCAACCAGTTGCACTTTCTGGGCTTCCACAATGGTTTTATAGAGTTCGTATTGCTGCTTCAAATCACTTATTGCAGCATCCCGTTCACGACCAGTTGGTAAATCTCGAATCCGGGATTCCATCTTTTGTATCAAGGCAAGTGACTGCGTTACTCTATCGGTTAGAGCTGATGATACAGGATCCGAGGGTGTATATTGAGGATTTCTATCTAAGGTTTCTCTATACAAGCGAGATGCCAATCCTTGCGTATCAAGAGATGATGCTAAGCCAGTGAGAGCAGGAGGGTCAGTCAGCCATTGTTCAACATGCCGAGCATTAATTTGTTCGCGCGGATTTTGTTCACGACGGCTTCGTATACTGATACAGGGGCGAAACCCATCAGGTTCATACTCGACAGGAATTCTCTGCATCTACTAGAGAAGCATAAAGCATCGACGAATAATCCGTATAATGATACTGCTTCCGTACTATATTACAAAAAAGGAGTTACCAATAGGATGTACAATGTGGACTCTCTGGATTTTCATGGCCTCTTCAGGAAAAGAATTGTGGAGGACAGATGATGCTCGAGAGACGATTGTTGAAGAGTATTTTCACGAGAATGGACTCTTTGGAGAGGAGAAGCCTGTGGGGCGAGAGGATGTGTTTGCCTATAGAATTGATCGTACAGCAACCAAGATGAGTGACTTTCATACGTGGTCAGATAGTTTTACCAAGCCGTGTGATCATCTCTGGCGCCCCTTCTTTTGGATAGGAGAGACGTGTGGAAAGACGGATAGCTGGGGATGGAAGGAAGAAGTGGATCGCTTAAAGGTCGATCCCTTTGTTACCATTGGGGAACTGTGGAATCTGGTTGCAGAGGTCTAAGAGGGAGAGACTATATACTGTAGATGAATCGTAACAAGACCAGAAAAGCATCTGTTGCGCCTTCGGCTCCACCGCCTCCACCACCACCAGTCGAAGAGGTAGCAGTGGCTGAGCCGAAGGCTGAAGTCTATGGCGAGAATCCCAACCTTGAGACATTCTTGGATACGAATGCAAGCGAGGCCTACCGTCGCCCTTGGCATCGTCTCGAGCGAGGACTTCGCTTGAATCGTCTTCGCATGTTTATTCTGAAGGAAAAGGCCAAGCTGTCCCTCAGTGATCCTGACACGGAATACTTGACCAACCTTTTACAGAAATCCCTGGCCAATAAGTTGCTCAATAGTAAGTCTGCGGTTGTCTATAGCATCGAGGCTCAGGAGATTCTTGAGATCAAAGGGTTGGTCTACCATACCACCTCTGAGGGGCGGGTGCTTTCCCAGATTGTCGAGAAGAAAGGTGTTACCTTTCGTAAGCCCCAGCATTAAATATGAAATGTGGCGCATGGACTTTATGGAGTCCACAGTAATGTTTCAAGAGCTATGTGACTATATGAAAGTAGTCGAAGAGCTCCATCCTCTTCCTTTACACCCCTCCTATTTCAACGAATGGTGCGATGAGATTCTCACCTTTTGGACATCGACAGGAGAACCGATTCCAAATGAACTCTATGTTTTACTTTCTCTGCGAAAGACGCTGTTTGAGTACTCCTTTGCTCATGCTGCTCCAGTTGAGGCAAACGACGCAACTTGGAAATGGCTGCTGACGGTCGATCAAATGCCGCAACGAACGACAGATTGGTATACGCAAAAACGGAATATGTTGACAGCGAGTGAAATTTCCCAGATGTGGAAAGGTCCTAAATCAAGGATCGCACTCATCGCATCGAAAGTTCATGTGCAAGAGGCACCGCCGAAACGATTAGCGACACTTCGTGCTGAAACAAATCCCATGGATTGGGGAGTTCGCTATGAACCCTTAGTGAAAACAATTCTTGAACGAGATGGATCATCCATTCAAGAGTTAGGAAGAATCCAGCATCGCACTATCCCAGGCTTAGCGGCGAGTCCTGACGGACTGTACGTGTCTGGAGCAAAGACGGGGTATTTAGTGGAAATCAAATGCCCTATCAGCAGAGTCATTAGTGAAGAAATTCCCTTTGACTATTGGTGCCAGATGCAGATTCAGATGGAAGTATGCGGGATTGACCGATGTGAATATGTCGAGGCGAAGTTTAAAGAAGATGTGGCAGAGCCTGAAGGATATATTACCACGTGTATGCATGCAGACACGGATGAATTCAAGTATATATATCATGATACTCCCCACTGTGAAGAAGTGCTCCCATGGCTATGTATAGAAACATATTCGTGGGGCTGTATATCCTTGCGCCGATCGATGGTTCAGAGAGATACCAAGTGGATCGAGAAGATGAAGCCAGATATTGCCCTCTTCTGGCAAGAAGTCGAGGATGTTCGTCAAGGACGACGGGTCTTACCTCTTCCAAAAAAGAAAGTTATTGAGGAGTTAAAGTACTCGTTTGTTGACTGAGTCTCGCGAGGATCAGCTTGGCAATTTCTCTAAGACGATCATCCACTTCCGTATCACCGTAATAACTATATCCATCTGATAAGTCGTATTCGTAGCTTTTCAATATAGCGACGATGGCTGCAATTTGCTCCTCCATTCTATCCTCTTTTTCACCTCGAGTTTATGTGGATATAACTGACTGCTTAAATTACCTGTGTATAGTAAAATATATAATGGAAAAAACAAAAGCCGCAGTATTATTTACTGGGAAAATCTATACATCAGAATTCGAATCTTTCCTTGAACAGACCAAGAATATTGAGCATAAATTTGCATCGATTTGGGAAAATGAAGAGCCGATCTATAAGAAAAAACTGATTGAGCATAACTTTACTGTTATTGTAAATAGCATTGACCAACAGGTAGTCTATACGCCCGCATCTATTTCGATAGTGAATGGATTTCAGCGTATTAAAGAAGAAGGGTTCGACTTTGTATTAAAAACTCGCTTTGATGTTTTATCTTCAGATTATCCTAGATATTTAGAGCTACTGCAAAAAGGAGACCCAGAGAAGATTAATGTTCTCTCAGGAATTCATACCAATATTCTTTTTTTTTTAGAAATTATGGCGTATGGTACTATAGAGAATATGTGCAAATTCTATACACTACAAGAAAAAAAGGATCCACGATGTCCTGAAGTCTTTGCAATGGAAACCTATTCGGGTAAACGAAACTTAACCGAAGAGGATATTCGTTCTATATTTACGTTTTCATTGCAAGCGTGTAGAGAAAATAATATAGACTTTATTTGGTATAGACCACCGTGGTGGAAAACCTCGTTTAGAACGATTCCTGATATGCGAGTAATTACAGAATATTGTACAGATACTTTTATTTGGGTATAACGCTAAAAATCCTCAACGCACTTGCCATTCTGATCAGGGCGAAATCCAGCACCACAGACTCCATGGGCTTGAATGACTGGGGTGGAAGGTAAGGAATCGCGGTTGACCTTAGAGCTTGGACTTGGACTTGGACTTGGACTTGGAGTTACGGTCTGCTTGGACAGCTTGACAGCAATAACCAGAATTAAGGTGACCATGGCGACACAGGCAAGAATACGAAACAAATCAGGTTTCATCTACTGGTGATAAGATTTCCTTTCCGCTCATCCCTGTGCATGCTGCTCTGTCCAAGACCTCGCCGTCTCCGTATAGCGCTCACGATCATTCACATAGATCCGCGCGACCTCAGCATCCAAAGGATCATCAGGATTTGGATCTGACAACATGGAGCAGATGCTCAGAAGCACCTTACTAATGGTCAGAGCCGGAGACCACTTCGTCTTTAAGATATCAAGACATATCACCCCAGCACTGTTAATGTTGGGGTGGTAGATCTTTGTAATAAAGGTAATGGTTGGGGACTTGAAGGGATAGTCGAGGGGGAAGAGGATGCGCAGACGAAAGACACCCCCTGCATAAGGAGTATCGGTGGGACCAAGAATCACTCCCTCCCAGCGGTACTGATCCTCCCCTTCGGGTCCAGCGGAACAATTGTGAGGCGGATCATTCTTCAGCTCTTGCAGCTCCTTCATAATACGACGTGCAGACATTTCAGGACTTAGATCCTTGCCCCCTGTAACGTCATTTTTTACCGCTCACTTACGCCCACGTACCGTGTAGGCAAGAACCAAGAGCCCCGCCGCTGCCACGCCAACGAGGACGAACTGTTTCCACCGAGTCTCCACACAAAATCCCTCTTTTGCACAAGTCCCCTTTTTCGCAGATCCATTGGGACAAAATGTTTTCTCTGTGTTCTCCCATTCGGATTGCGTCGTATAATGATCCAGCGTCCATCGGGTCTGATAGGGAACGCCACCCCGTATCACCACCGTTTCAGGATCGTCCAGATAGTTCACCACGTTCCCCTTATCATCCTTCGTCGAGATTCGTCCATCTTGATCTCCCACAGGCATCTCGACTCGTTTACAGACGGGAAATCCAGTGCCAAACATTGCACTCATAATAGGATTCGGATCGAGTGCTGCTTGTACATCTTCAAGAATACCAGGCGCTAATCCACGCATGGCAGGTAATCCAGCATCGGATAGAGTCTTGGCCATCCCTTTTCCCATAGAAGTTCCCTGGGCAATACTATTCACATGTGTCCACATATCCGCCCCATTGCTACACGTAAATCCTGATTTGATCCAATATTGAATACCGATTGGTTTCAGTCCCATGCCATTCGCCATAAAGGTACTGGGTCCACCGAATCCAATGACGTCTGAATAATACGCCACTCCCTTAATTGCCCCTGTAACAGCAGAAAAATCGTCTCCATCACGCACACCGATGGCACCAGGAACAGGGATAGATTCAGCGAAACTATAATTGGGGCCTGAGACTCCTGGACCTTTCGCAATTTTAGGTTGTGGAAGTACAGAATCCATCTATACAACCAGAAGGTTTTCTCATCAAGCCATCATATCAAAGATCTCGTAATCGTCTGTAATCCAGAAGCGTTGGACACGCGAGGGTTCCCAGACATACGCAATCAAGTCTTCGCGAAAGGATACCTCAGGACTAGGGTTGCGAATCATTCGGTACCTATCTTTCATTTGATAGCTAATGCAGGTGTAAAAGGAGTATCGTGAAGAGGAGTAGAATTGCACGGCACATCCATAGATGGAATTGAACATGTAGTCATTTCGTAAAGCTTCGCAGACATATTTCCCAATCATCGGATGTAAGGGGTCGAGATAGTCAGGGTCGAGGGATTTCGGGCGAAAGCT